AATAATTAATTCTTTGTTTCTTATTCATGCACACTCCTTAGTAAAATATAGAAATAAAAGACAAATCACTTATAAATGTCATGTTAAAAAAATTCTCATCATGATTATTGATGAGTGATTTTATATTATCAAAAAATTATATTATTAACAACTCTTGTTTATTACTCAACCAATACCAAAATCATTAGCCACGCATATATATTTTCAAACATATAAAAACAACACACAATATAAAATCCAGCCACAAAAACTCGCACTTCTATTTTATGAAATAAAAACACCCTTCAATAAAACCTAAAGCAGTTTGCAATTCCTTTCTAATCGTACCGTCCGAACATTTTCGCTTCTTCGCAATAGTTCTAAGCGAAATACCAATAACAAAATGAGCTATAATTAGCTCATATTCCTCTGGTTTATACTTGCGCAACCGAGCCACACAACTATCTATCATAATGCCTTCGTCATCATCACACTGAATCCGGGACTTTTTGCCATGAGGTAAAAGCCCCTTGAAGCCAGCGGCTACCGGTTGCCAATCCACACCACTGTTATCTGCTGCAGCCCATGCTCCCCAGCGGTCCAATACTTCATACATATCACGCATCAACTTTCTCCACAAAATCAGGCCAGCACGCCAATTGCCAGCGCACGATCGATAAAACGAAATATCAGCTCCAGCTGGGAGCCATACTTCTCTTCAAATGCCACGGTATC